TGCCCAGTTTAAATATTCCCTCACAATAGAAGTAAAGACTCTTTTCCTATTGTCTCTCTCCCATTTATGTAAAGGTTGATTACGTTCCTTTCTTGCTAATTCTACATAGACGTTTTTAGTTTGTGCAATAGAGTATTCAACACCTTCGTCATTTAATTGTGCTTTGTTTGGTAATCGTTTACCCTCTCCAATCTTTTTTAAATGATCCATACTGCACGCTCCCAACCAGTAGTCCCCGTCTTTGTAAAGTAATGGCCCTGCTGGTGCTTTACAATATGCACACAGCGTGGGCCTGTTTTTACCATTGTAATTAAAATGGTGTGTCATCATCTAAATCAGTAGAACCCATAGCTTCTAGGTCTGCTTCAGACGGACTTACTTTAATGTTATCATCAACAACTTCTGCTTTTTTATCAGTAGCTTGCCAAGTTCTACCCCAATCCTCATTAATCTTTAGATAACCATTTTCATCTTTGACTAATTCAGCTGAGACACTTTTACCAATAAAAGCAGTTGATGTATCTTTTGGTGGTTCTTTAATACCCATAGCTTGTGCCATAAGCATCATTGATTTAACACCACTCTTTACATAATTTTCATTATCGTGACCAACAGTAAAGGTATGATTTAGTCTTATGCTTGTACCATCTATTTCAAAATACATTTTACAACCACGCCAACCATTTCTACCCTCTACTAAATCTTCATCTTCGCCTTGCCAATGTAGAACGTGCCTACCTGGTTCAACAACCGATTTACCCTCATTAGAGGTATCTACATTAAAATTACTTAAATCCATTTTTTACTCCTTTTAGATTAACCAGGATCGTAAGACGAATAAGTATTTAGATACTCATTCAAATCCTCACAATCCTTTTTTAAATCAGAAAGCCTATCGTAGGTTTCAACTGGATAAGACTCAGCTTCAAAATCAACCTTAGTTAATAATGAATCAAGTCTTGCAGTTATCCTGTCAAGATCTCTCTGTACCACATCAATATCAGATAAGATACTCACTTCAACATTTCCTCACGAATTGCGTTCCAATCCATTGGTAATTCGTCTGGTAAGTTATATCTGTTTTTTGCAAGATAAGCTGGGTCGTTGTTGGTGTAGATGATTCTATCGCCAGACACAGTTTTAGTAGTCATACCACTCTTACCTTGCACCTTAATAGTTCCTAACTTCTTAGCTGCAAAAAAGCACGCATCAGAATGTTCTAATAACAATGCCGCAGCTTTTTTATGAAGTTTAAGAGAATATCTATCGTAAGCTTCGATTCGTGGATCTTCCACTTTTCTAACTTCACTATGACATATCTGGAATATCATCATTCCTTTATCTCTTAGTCTATTAAGCTTTTCTACATACTCACCCCAATATCGAAGTGTCTCTGCATAACCTTTACCATAGCTAGGTTGATCTATTGATTTCCAGCTATTATCTTCACAAACTTTATCCCAAAGTAATCGTTCAAACCAATCAAGTGAATCAACACAAACAGTTTTATATTCATGTTTTTCATTTGCTAGTTCATCTAAATTACTCATTACATCAGAGTATGTTTTACATGGTATATGGTCCATTTGAATTTTACCTAGACCATCTTCAACGTCTAACATAATTGGGTTTCTAGTTTGTGATGCTAAATAAGTCTTACCAACAGCTGCTTCACCATGAACAATAATTCTTGGTGGTTTCTGTTTAGACTTCTTTCGTATATCAGCTAAACTCATTTAGACACCTCAATCTTTTTTTCTTCTTCTACTGGCTCTAATATGTTTCGCATACGAGCTTCGTAAGATGAAAGTAAAGTATTTAAGTCATCTATATCGTTGTTGGCTTTGATAATAAACTCATCTCTGATTCGTCTTTTCTCTTGCCAACGAATATAAAGTTGTTTTGCTTCATCTGGCATATCATTAACTTTATGCTCCTTGCCATCGTCAGCAAACTTAACTGTTAGCTCTTCAGCTTCAGTTTTATTTTCTTCACTCATTAGTTTCTCCTTTATTATATTGTTTATATAAATCGCAGATGCTTCTTGCGTTACAAAAGCGACAATGATCCCCATAAACAAATACAGGGTTTTCTTCCAAGCACGCTTCCACGCGCGGCTGTAAGAAATCGTATGCCCAATCCACCAGAAATTCAGCGGTGGTGGTCCAAGTCTTTATAGGTCCGCCTCCCCACGTTGCGCGAGGTTGGACTATTGTTATCTCTACTTCAGTATCTTCATTACCATAACGAGATAATGCACCTATTGCATATATCATGGCTTGTTTGTTGTGTTCTGGACTAACAGGATATTTACCTGTCTTTAAATCTATCACGCACATTTTATGTGGAGTGATAATTAGTGCATCTGCATAACCATATAAATCTTCTGATATTTCTTGCAGTCTTACTTTTTGTTCTACTAATAGTTTGCCGTTTAATCTTTTTGCTCGTTCTTGTACATAATCCACATAAATCTTTGCACAATCAATCATGTCTTGGTCGACTTCTATTTCAAAATCTTCTACATATTCTTTTTTACCAAGCCAATAATCTTCAAGTGTCACATCAACTAAGAATCCCTTTAAGAGTTGTTCTGTCATGTTGTGAATCAAAGTACCAACAGCGGCTGGTAAACCGACTTGATAATCAACCTTGGCTGCCAATGTTGGCATACCAGGGCAATTAGTCCATTTTTCAGCTGCTGATGGGCTAAGTTTGGCGTGCTTCATGTGATACCCTTGCTTCTTCCTCTGCTCTTATGATTTCGTCAATATCATATAAAATTTTACCGTTAAGGTTTAGATAGTCTGGCCCAGTCTTTTTTGCGCGCCATCCCTCTATCGTTCTTGGAGATCTACTCCACCTTTGAGCGAGTTGTTTAGTATCAAGAAAAGTTTTTTCTTTTTCCATTTAATCTCCCTTTTTATTTTGATTTGTTATAATATATATGTAAATGTACTTGAATACAACAGTTAATTTAAAAAAAGGAGTAAAAATATGTCGATAGACGATATTAAAAAAGAAGAGTGGGATCGAGTTCGTAAAAACGGACAGGATAATGTAACTGATATAAAACCAGATATGGTTAATAAACCAGCACATTACCAAGGAAAGATAGAGTGCATAGAACTAATCAGAGATAGAGTTGGTTCTAAAGGATATGCAGCTTATTTAGAGGGTAACATCTGGAAGTATTTATATAGACATAAGAATAAAGAAGAGAACATACAGGACTTAAAAAAATGTCAATGGTATCTCAACGAGTTAGTTAGATATTACGAGGAGTTGTAGGGATTTACCAAGGAGGTAAACATGAACTTATATGAGTTTGATGATCGAATCTTAAAAGAAAGAAACGGAAGAAAACCTATATATGTAAATAAACATCTTGCAGAAAAGTTTAAAAACTTTTGTAAGAGTGAGCAGAAACAACCACATGAAGTGGCTGAATATCTAATATCATTAGGTATGAACTCTGCTAAATATTATGAAGAACCTAAGGTGTCTGTTGACATCGAAGCTCTTTAAATAGGTTTTTGACATTAGTAAGCGAGTCCATCGCTTGCATCTCTTCGTCTTTAATAGTTTTCTGTTTGCTTCCGTCTGGAAAAGTAAAGATAACTTTTTGTGGGTCTAATGCAACCAAAGCATAAACATCTATTGCATTTTTTTCATAATGTCTTTTTTTGGTAAACGAACCACGCCTAAAGTCATACTCCCATGACACTCTATGGTTTCTTATTTTAGATTGTGTTTTAACCTGGCATTTATAAAGCGTGTGGTCTACGTCAAAGATGATGTCTGCTTCTGCGCTATGTGGAACGATAACCACAGTATCAGCATATAAAGAAAGTAGCGAGGCTACTAAGTATTCTCCAGATCGGCCAACTCTTTCTGATTGGCGTGCCATGGGGTTATTCCGTTAGCTCTTCTAAAGAACTTCTTGCTTCTTTTATTATAATTTCTGGATATTTAATCTTTAAAAGATCCCTAGCTTTTTCTTGATTTAATCTAAATATTTTGCTTATCTCTTCTTCTTTTGTTGATTTAAGACTTTTCTTATAACCAGGTGACATAATTAATTTAGCAAGAGTTTGCTTAGTTTGTAAAAGTTGTTGTATTGCTAATAAATCTTCATATTGTTGAGGAGTTAAATCAACGCTGCCAATATTTCTTTTAGGCATAGGTGGAGAATATCCAAGTTTTACAAACTCATTAAATACCACATCATCTGTTTTAGTGGATACTCGAACAGGGGAGTATCTTCCACCTAGCGGTGCGTATGTCGGTGTAAATGTTCTTATTTCACCAAAAACATTTCTTTTAGCAGGCAAATCTTTTGATGTTGGCAATCCTATTTCGCCAACAATTTCTGGGAATCTGTTTGCAAACGCATCTGAAAAAGATTGGACATCTCTTATAACAGGATCGTCTGCTTTTCTTTCATAATATGAAAATGTTGGAACAAAACTAGAAGCAAATCTTTGTATTGTTGCTTCTCCATATCTGTCTGGATCATTTAACATTTCAACAACATCACTAAGACCAGTTAAAAAAGTTTTATTAGTTATGTTCTCTGATATTGAAGCGGCAAGCATGGACATTAATTTTCCTATTTCTATGTTTTCTTCTTTGCTTAATTGTCTGTCTACATATTTTCCTATGTCTGACATATCAGCAGTTACTCCAAAAAGTATTCCAACTGGTTCAAAACGATTATATCCATAATATTTATCTCCAATTTTTAATGAGTATGGTTGCCAACCAGTCTCCATTAAAACAGATCTTTCTCTTGAATCTGCTGGACCTCTTCCTGTAATCAAACCAGAATTTGCATAATATAAAACAGATGAACCTATAGCCGCACCAACTGCTAATTTTGCTCTTGCAATATCTGCCTCTTGCCCGCCCTTTTTAATTGCTTCTTTATATTTATTAGTAAGCATACCTGCTGGTGTTCTTTCAAAAGCGTAAGAAACAATATTTACAGGAGTTCTAACAAATGGCGTTATAAATCTTAAAACTGGATATTTACCAACAATTTTTTGATATGATCTACCAGCAGTTCCTAAAGGATTGGTAAATGTTTGATAACGACCAGCGTCTATCGCATCCAAATGAATATTTGGAGCAAGTTCTTCTGGGTTTCTCATTAATTCATAAGCTCTTTTAATTCCCTTTTTTTCTTTTTGAGCTTGTCTTACTGCTCTACCCCAGAGTTCTTGACGATAACCAATAGATTTAAAGAAAGCATCTTCAGCAACTAAAGCAGTTCCAGGCAACCTAACAGCTTTTCCAATAACTCCAGGTATGGTTTCTTGTCTTTGTAATTCTAATTTTGTTAATGGGTCTATTGCTTCTCCATCTATAATAGCTTTTCCAGCAGCCCTTACACCATCAATTGTTCCATATAAAGTTCCCAATAATCTTGCTCCAGCTTCTCCCAAACTAACTACATCTTCACCACCTCTAATTTTTCCAATTGCGGCTGCTGTTATATACTCTATAGGCGTTAATCCAGCAACAAGTGTATTAGATAACGTATTTACTATATGAGTTGATGGGGATGATAATAAGGCATTAATCCAAAACTCTTGAACATAATCCATAAATTTTGGTTTGTATTGATCTCTTGCAAATTTAGCAAGTTGAGCTGGATCATCGAGCATAGTCATTTTTCTTGCTATATCTTTAATTACATCATCTCCACCTTTTTGTGCAATAAATTCTTGAATTAATTTATCTCTTAACTTAGGATTTTTTGATGACGCTGGGCCAACAGTTTCTCTAAATGATCTTAATGCTCTACCAGCTTCCGCTGTTATTCCAGCAATTTGTTCTTGTACAGACGCAACTCTAGCCATTGCGTTTTCAAATTTTATTAAATCAACTTGTGAAGCATTTACTCCTTTTGCTATATTTGCTAGATCATAAGCATCTTTTAATGCTTCATCAAACAAAAGTCTTGCAGCATAAGCTTCTTCAGAATTAAATGCTTGTCCAATCTTTCTTTTTAATAATGTTGAGTCTGATAAACCTAACTCCCTAGATAAAGCTTCTAAATTTTCTCCCTTGCTTCCAAACTTAACAACACCCCTTCTTGCTTCTACAAAACTATCATTATCTTTTGCTATTTCTTTAATAATATTTTTAATTTCAGTAGGTTCGCTTATTTTGTTTAAATTAATATTTCCAGCAAATTTATCATCACCCATATCTAGAGCAACTCTTGGAGGTCTTTTACTAAAACCAAAATCTTTTTCTACATAATTAGCTGGCACAACATCAATAGTTTCTCTTGGAGGTATTTGCGCTAAATCTTCTTTTGTAATAGAAAGACTTTTTTCTCTAGCCATCATTTGTTGGTATAAATCATCTGTTTGTTGTTTCGCTATATTAGATAGTTCTATT